CTTCCGGTGAAGTAGCTGTGATTTCAGTAGCTCTACGTCCACTGTTGACTCGTTTTGATTCTGCTCTTTCATGTTTTAGTCTATAATTCATTTTAATGTTCAGCCAGTTGCGGAAATGTTTCTGGATGTCTATTATTTCCCTCTTGTCGGATGACTTCATTTTTTGTTCGGCAATGAACATTTTCAGGTATTCCAGTACAGTTTCACGGTCTATATCGCTTCCCCGTTGAAGGATTACTGAGTCCAGCCAGGCAGCATCATTTGCAAGAATCATTTCCAGTTCATCCAGCTCCCA